CGAGTATGAGGCGGCTCGTGAAGCAAAAGCTCAACAACGTCGAGACAAACATCGCTCAAAACTTGCTCCATCACATTGGACCTGCAAAGACGTTGCCCACGAGTTTGCCGACCGGATGTCAAACATCTGGTCAATCAAACCTTTCAGTGTCACTCAGTCCAGGTTTGTACAGGCACTCTCGGTATTCAGGAAGCAGCACGATACTAACGGTGAAATCGAAATCAAAATCATCGAGTTGTTCTTTGCGACGCTTCAGCCCGATAAGTACACAGACGGCAATCACTTATGGCGAGCGTTTCTCTACAAAGCGCCCTCGCTAGTTGTCCAAGCTCGAGAGAGCATTATGACTCAAGAGCAAATTGAGACTAATATTATTCGTGACCAAGAACTTACGGACCGTAAGCTTTCATTGCTAGATGAGGAACAAGATGTATAAGCCAGACGAATTACCCGCACGACGCCGGACTTGGGTAAAGATTGCCAGCATCCCTCCAGCAAAACTTGGTTGGACTATTGAAGATTGCACAGCAGTGCCTGAAAAATTAATTGATGATGTTAATAAGTGGCTTAAGGCTATATACGATAATAGAATTATTCGAGCCGAAGGTAAAAAGACCTGTGGGCTAGGTCTAATGCTTTATGGCCTACCTGGTCGAGGAAAAACTACAATGGCTAATATGCTTATTCAAGAGATATTGCGTAATGCTGAACCAAGTATTTTAGGTATGGAGCCAGGCAAGATAGTTTCTAGGCCGTGCTACTTCATAACTTACACTGGTTTGCTTGACCTTAAGGGTTCTGTGATGGAGGACCACGATTCAGACGATGAGCTTTTATACAACGGAATACTTGGAGAAGCGCATGATGACGCTTACAATGTCAGAGTGCTTGTACTAGACGATGTAGGTAAAGAACACGCTAGCGCATCAGGTTGGCAAAAGAATATGCTGCACCACGTTCTTCGTACAAGGTTCAATAATGGCTTGCCTACTATAGTCACTACTAATTTAAAGATTGATGATTGGGAAGCTCACTACGGTTCCGCAACTCAGTCTTTTGTGCACGAGTCATTTGTGTACATTAACATGGATTCAATTACAGATTTGAGGAAGTAGTATGAGCGACAAGAGACTGCTGCAAATATTTCTAACCTATACTCCAGGAAAACTAGGTCCAGGAATATTTGAGGTTAACAGCGATAAAGAAAAAAACTTAATATGCAACTGTCCGGGATTTCAATCAAAAAATAGCTGCAAACATACCGCACTTATCGAGAGTCGAATAGCTAAAAATAACGGAGTGTATCAGTTTGATTTTAGCAAAAAAATCACCGCACAGGAGCTTAGGGACGCCATGAAAACCGAAAAGGCCTTTAGAGAATTGGTTATAATGTATGGAAAGGTAGAGGTGTACTAATGAAGAATAATGATATAAGCAACTCTTTACCGCAACGTGTAATAGTAACTGCTGATGTAATTACTGATGAGTACCCATCAGAAAAAAAGGTGCTAGGCTTTATACCTGTCAAACAAACTAAACGTGAGTACAACCGGCTGGTTCTTAGTCACCTGTATGTTACATCCTTAAACAAAGGTATTACAATGGAACTCGTAAGTTTTACTCATTCGCAGGCTGAAATGAATGACCTTATGATTTATTTAGACAAGTTTGGTACCAACCCGTTCAGATACGGTTCGTCTTATAAATCTGTGGATACCTTAGTAAGAGAACTACCTTACAGGCCAGAGGTTATTGGCGTAATTGATATACCATCTAGACTACTCCGCTACGGTAGATGGGGAATGGATTTTCCAACACTATGAGTACAGAAGCAAAACTAATAAGCGCGGTAATTCAAGTTCGCGACCTATCACCTTTATTCGAAAAAGGCGTATCCGACAGCTGGTTTTCTAGTGACGAAGATAAAAGAGTTTGGACCTTCCTACGCACCCACTTCGCCAAGTACGGTGAGTGCCCCAGCCAGGAAGTAGTAACATCTAATTTCCCTGCATACAAGGTGCAGGAGCTAACAGACTCTATAGATTTTCTATTAGATGACCTAGTAGATAGAAGACGTAAGCTCTCGATTAGCAATACGTTGCGTCAGGCTGTAGAGGATATTCAAAATAGTAAAGACCACGAGGCTGCTTTGCTTACTATGCAGAGCGGAATTGTTCGCCTAGAAGAAGAGGGTCTAAATAAAACTTCTGATATAAACCTTATCCAGACCACAGAGTCTAGATGGGAAGACTATCTATTTAGAAAAAACAACCCAGGCCTACTTGGTGTTGCAACTGGGTTCCCCACAATCGACTCTGTTACAAATGGTTTGCAAAAAGGTCAACTAATTGTAGTTGTAGCAACTCCTAAAACAGGTAAGTCTACTCTTGCTTTGCAAGTAGCAAACAATGTGCACAAGCAAGGCTTGTCTCCAATGTTCCAATCATTTGAGATGACAAACCGAGAGCAGCAAAACCGATATGACTCTATGCGTGCCCTAGTGTCTCATAACAGACTTATATCAGGTACTCTTACAACGGATGAAGAAAAAAGATTCCAAGATGCCCTGTCCAGCATGTCTGAGGATGAAACAAACTTTTGGTTAGTAGATGCCGCCCACGGCATAACAGTGTCTGCTATACAAAGCAAGATTCAAACTTTGCAACCCGATGTAGTGTTTATCGACGGCGTGTACCTGATGCTAGATGAGCAGACTGGCGAGTCAAACACTCCGCAGGCTTTAACAGGAATTACTCGTTCTTTAAAAAGACTTGCTCAGCGCACAAACAAACCAATAGTAATTACTACTCAGGCCTTAAATTGGAAAACCAAAAAAGGCAAGGTGTCTACAGAATCAATTGGTTACTCATCGTCCTTTCTACAAGATGCTGATGTAGTGTTTGGTCTTGAGCGAGAAGATGAAAATGTTGATGATACTAGAACCCTAAAAGTTATGGCAGCTCGTAATAGCGGTAACGTAGAGGCTTCTTTGATGTGGGATTGGTCAAGCGGCCTATTCCGTGAAATGACAAGTGATGACGTATGAGACTAGAGGATATGGAAAGAGTTTTAAATAGACTCGACATAGAACCTATAAATGTAAGAGGCTCAGAGATTTTAGCTCTTTGCCCAGGCCACAAAGAGATTACAGGAAAAGAAGACAGGAACCCGTCCTGGTGGATTAACTCTGAGACCGGAGCCCACATTTGCTTTTCTTGCGGCTTTAAAGGCAACCTGTGGTCACTAATCGCAACCGTTCAGAGCTTAAGAGACGCTAACGGCTTTCTAGATTATGCGGATGCTAAAGACTGGTTTTACCTATCATTCGATAACATATCTCTCGACTCTAGTGAAGACGAGCAAGAGCAAGAGTCAATATTCAAAGAGGTAACAGGTATTACTGAGTCCAGGCTTGCGCTGTTTACCATGCCCCCAGACCACGCACTGACTGCCCGAGGCTTTACCCCAGCTGCGGCTGATAAATATCAGCTTTTATGGGACCGTGAGTACTCAAACTGGATTACGGTAATTAGAGACCCCTATTTAAATAAATTATTAGGATGGCAGGAGAAAGGCTTTTCTCGTCGTTATTTCAGGAATTACCCCCAAGGAGTAGAGAAATCTACTACACTATTTGGTTTCAACCGGTACTCTGGTGGGCAAATGATTGTTCTAGAGTCTCCGCTAGACGTCGTTAGGCTAGAGTCTGTAGGCATAACCGGAGGCGTTGCAACATACGGCTCTATGGTGTCTAAGACTCAAATAGAGTTAATCAAAGAAGCAGATGAGATAGTCTTTGCGTTTGATAACGACGAGTCTGGCATAAACGCCTCTAAACGAATGCTAGAGCTGCGAATAGAGTCTTGGTACTTTAACTACTCACACACCGACATGAAAGATATCGGGGCTATGAGTAAATCTGAAATACTCATCGGTCTAGATACCGCTAAACATTCTGTAAACGGATTAGGAGCACTAGAATGGCTTTCTTAGGAACATTACTACCGTATCAACCAGAGGCTGTGGATAAAATGATAGACCGAGGAAAGATGCTAGTTGCATACGACCTTGGTCTTGGCAAAACAGTTATTACAATCGCAGCTATAGAAGAGCTTATGGACCAAGGAAAAGTAACAGAGCCTGGGCTAGTAATATGCCTTTCCAGCCTTAAGTATCAATGGGCCTCTTCTATTAAAAAGTTTACAAATGGCTCAACACCATTAGTAATTGACGGTACCCCTGAACAAAGAAAAAAACAATACGAAAGAGTTTTAAGGTGGAAAACCAGTGGGATTGACTATGTAGTCCTTAACTACGAGCAAGTTGTGAATGACTGGGAGTATGTAAAAAAACTTCCACGAGGATTTGTTGTG